ATAATTGTCGTACTCACGGCGATAGTTTCTAGCCATCAAACTGAGCCTTATAAGCTTCTTTAACTAAAGTGTCTTTCTTCTCTCTGCGATCAAGCTCAATACCGAATTCACGAGCAAATTCTTCAAGTTGAACCTTAGTCATCTGATTTAGCTCAGCCTTTGAAGTTTCCTCTACTTCCTCAACTATTTCTTTTTTTTTAGGAGTAGATTTTTCTTCAGAACCACCAAGAGATTTTAACTTTGCTTTAGCTTGAGATTCACTCATTAAATCAAAGACTTCTATGTCATACCAGCCGTCTTTGTTTTTAGCTCCAATCTGAAAAACAGGATCACCATTACTAAAGTTCCCGTTTTGGAACACCTCTAATTTAGCCATAATAGAATGCCTTAAACGCTTGCATAAGATTTTGTTAAAGTTAAGAGCAACATATAAGTATCTCCTGCACCAGCTCCGCTAGTGGTGACCAATATGTCTCCAGTCCTTCCTGATCCTGAGTTGTTAGGAATACCCGTTGGAGTAAAGTCCAATTGATCTGACCAGTTTTCCAAAAGATTTAACAAAGGAACATCGGTAGTAGCGTCCCAAAATAACTCTACGCCCATACCTACATTAGAATAAATTATTGATTGCAAAGTAACACCATTACAAACTTGCTTGGTAAGAGGGTCTGAGCTAAGAGTAGAGACATCTACTAAAACAGCAGCAGACTGACCAGAACCATCGCTAACATTTGTAAATTTTAAAACGGCATTTCTTGGGCCGTCTTCGATTACTTGGCTTGTAAGTGCATCTGCCATTTCATCCTCCAAAAAGCGGGGCGAACCCCGCTATTTATTAACCAGCAAAAGGAGTCGCTAAAGTTCCGGTTCCAATACTAGTACCTTCAACAAAGTATCTGTTGGTAAAAACCGCTTGAATTTTCAAACGAGTTCCAGCAACACCACCAGTAGTACCTCCGTTCATAATGATCTGGTAGTTACTACTTCCATTAGGCTGATGAAAATGAACAGCACCTAAGCCACCTTTAACAGACATAATACCGCCCATCATTAAATCAGCGGAGCTGTTGCCTTGAATAGTGGTGCTAGTACCAGAACTTGTTAGGAACAAGAAATCATACATAATACCAGTGTTGTTTAAACTATTAGGGTTTTCGTCTGGGCCAGAAGTAATAGGCTCCATGTCGTTATTAATAGTTGGGAGGGTGATGGTCAGCGTGGAGTTATTAATAAGAATTAATTTACCAGCGTGTTCATCAGGATTGATTATGGTGTCAGCGGTCAAAGCGACAATAGAGTCGGCACTTTGCATGTAGTAGCCGCCAAGCGCTCTAAGTACACCAAACGAGCTTCTTGATCTTTTAGCCATTAGAAATACCTCTTACGAAAGGATTCGTCTTAGCGTCTTCGTAACGTCCACTGGGATGGTCGCTAAAACTAATATGTTCCCAGAATTAAACAAACAGGGAGCCGAAGCTCCCTATCTGTAACTCACTTACTCTAGGTGGCTCCGGGTGAACCGAATATACCTAGTGGATCAGAAACGCCGAAGCTGTAACGCTCTCGCGCTTTGTAGCGCACGTTACCAGTGTCGAAATCACCGTCCATTGAAGTTTCAAGCGGAGTACGCTCAAAGTGCTTCATTCCATTAGGTACGTCAGTAATTAAGTACCAAGCGTTGTTGTCAGTCAAATAGTGATTGACAGCGTAGCCTTCTGGAATTGAGCCATTATTTTTAATGGCATTGATGTCGTTGTTAGCTGTGCTAACGCGAAGCTCAGAATCTAGGATTCTAGTAGCAACAAACATCAAGTTGGGTGGAACAATCAACCGTCTTGGTCGAGCAGCGATAAGAAGTCCACGCTCATCAGTGTAAGCAGCAATCGCAATGATTGCGTCTTCTAATGAAGTTTCGTTCAAGTCTGCGCCAACAGCAGGACGATTAGAGTTGAAAGCACCATTAACAAGTGGGTGACCACCACCCCCAGCAACGCCGTCACCGACTGCTGAGAACAAGTTAGTACCATCGCCTGATTGAAAAGCGTTAGTAAAACCTTGGTTTAAAGGAATCGCACCTTTAACTTGCTTGGTGTAAGCCATCGCTCTCGCTAGAGCCTTAGTGTAACGCTGAGACAAAGATGCGTAGAGGTTATCCTCCATAGCTTCTTCAGTAATCGCGAAACCCTGAGCAATGGTCTGGTGAGTGTATCGTGCTGTGAAAGCTTCTTGCGCTGAATCATAATTGATTGCAGAACCTTCAGGCTTTACTGGAGCAGCACCAAATCCACTCAACTTTACTTCTTCTTCAAACGAACGATCAGATGTTTCAGTTTCGTAAATCATCTTATCTTCGTCTTCGTACTTTGCATACTCTAAGCCAAACAGGGCGTTAAGGCCCGGAAGTAGCTCTTTGAGCATTTGCGCTCTTGAAATAGCCATTCGCTAAACCTCCTATACGCCTGTGGCGTTCCTGTATTGATGCATCCCTTCGTTATAGGTGAGGAGTACATTAGTAAAAGCATCGCCTACGGTGCTATTTGGGCCATCCATAAACTCTAGAATCCGTAAAGGTAGAGTATTGGTCGTAGCAGCAGTGCTTGCGTTAACTGAATTCTTGCTGCGACCAGCTTGGGCAGTACCCGCTGTTTGAACAATGGCAATGTTATTGCCAAGAGTGGTTTGTGCTAAAGAACCATTAGCTTGCATTCTAAATACAGCATCAGGATCATCTAACACATAAGCCATAGCGTCAGACGCTACAGTACCAGTGGGCCAGCTTTGATTAAAAGTTGGCTGGCTGGTGCTTGGGTCAGTGTAAAAACAACCCATAAAAATACCAACCGGAGTCGCTGTTGCAGTACCAGTGTCTTTTTCGACAGTTCCAGTATTGACCAGCTTGACGAAATCACCATAAAAAATAGTAGCAGCATAACCGCTCGCTATCTTTATATGGCGAACTTTACCAGAGAAAGAACCACAGGCGCTTAATCCGCCAACTGGTTCTGCTCCCATCGGAGTTGCAGTTGTAGCCATAACAAAGTCCTCATTATGAAGACAATCCTACCAATAGATTATCTTCTACCAAAAGTTGTCCTCGATGAATTCTCTTTGTAAAGAGGCATCCGAGGGTCTTCTTCTCGCAAAAAACTATTTTCTACCGATTCCATCTGACTAACCGCCATCTTGTTATAGTATTCGTGACGTTTATCTAGCTGTTCTATTGGAATAGCACAGAGCAATAAACCGCCGTATTCTATATTGTTAGGATAACGAGTATCAGATTCTTCTCGAAAATCAATTTCAGGGTATTCTGATGCAATCACCGGAACCCACCCTTCTCTCATTTTTTGCGACACGTTTGTATTATCTGCCTGACCTAGCATAGAGGTGCGAATCCATCTGTGATTAGGTTGCGGCAATGATGACGCAGGAACCCACGCATCACTTTCTCTTTTTGTGTTTTCCCTAGAGTCTAACTCTTGGGGTGCGCGTATATTATCTTCTGACATTAGCCAATCTCCTGTTTAAGCATTTGCTCGGCGTATTGTTCACTGGTAACTCCCAAGCGCTTCGCGAGAGCTTCTTGAGTTTTCGTAAGCGAGACTTTGCGTGTCTTTGCGCCATTGTTTCTATTGCTACTAGGCGCTACCACGTTGGTACTGCTGCGTTGACGGGGCGGAGTGCTTCGTTCCTCTCGCGATTCCTCAAAGTAATCAGGAAACCGTACTCGCATTCTGCGATCCACTTCAGAGTAATATCTTTCTGGATCGATGTTGGCGGTGATGCCCTCATGAAAAAGATTATCATGAATGGCTAAACCAATCGCCGTCATTTCTTTGTGCATTGGATTAATAGCTTGTCCCGGCTGAACTTGCGGCTGAAACCAAGTATTTTTATTCATCCAATTTTTTTGATCTTGACTTACCTCAACCTGTTGCTGCGGTTGTGGCTGTTGTTGCTGATGTTGCTGTTGAGCGGCTCTTTGCTTTGCTGCCTCTTGTTGCTTTATTAGGGTGCGTTTTAAATTTTGCTCCCTAGCTTCCATGTCTCTGATCTGAGCCTGTGCAGCACTAAGTTGCTCTTGGCTTTGAACCAGCTTGTCAGCATCACCTTCTTCGTGAGCTTTTTTAAGTTCCTTCTTTGCCGTATCCAGCTCTACCTGAGCCTTGCCTTTATTAGATTCAATAATGGCAGTTTGCCCTTTAGCCAACAAGGATTCATATTCTTGAATTTTTTGTTGTTGAGCTTTAGCAACAGTTACCGCTTCATCACGCATACGCTGAGCTTCCCCAACCTTGCGCCTATCGGAATGATTAATCGCCCTAAGCTGATTGATTCGCTTTTGAACGCCCTTGCTGTAAGTTTTTAATTCGTCATCCGTAAAACCGTCATCAAACTTAACATCCGGTTCAGCAAGTTCTTTCGTTCTTTTTCTGGGTTTAACTTCATCCATAGGAGTATCGTCAATGATCTCCACCTCTAAACCCTCTCCTTCTTCGGAAGGAGGCTCAGCGCTTTTAACGCCGTGTTGCGTCTTTACGCCAAAGAACTTGTCTTCGACAGACGTAGATATCTCTTCCTGCTCTTCTATTTCACCTTCACTCATATCTTTAAAACTCCTCTTGGGTCTTCGACCACAGCTTCTACACTGTCATCGTTGATGAGTCGGAACTCTTTGCCGTGAACCGTGAAACGAGTACCAGAATACGATCTCATAATTACAAAATCGCCTTCTGCACAGTAAGCACCATTAGGAAAACGCTTCGTATCAGCGTAAGCATCTGGGCCTAACTTGATGACAAACCCTATAATAGAACCGACTTCTTCCGCTTTCACGGTTTCTTCGGCCTTCAGGATTCCACCTTTACTCGACTTTTCAGGCTCAGGCAAACCAATCAAAATTTTATAGCCTTTCGGCTCAGGCATTTGATGAGCTGCGCGAGGTTCTGCGTTGGTTTCTACTCCAACGGATTGTACTTCTGCTAATGCTTCAGTCATTAGTTGTCCTAGCACTGGAATAGTGTCCAGAGTCACTGCACCGCTTTATGCGGAGATTAGTCTCGTTCGATCTGCTTGTTAAGATCGAGCAATTCTCTTTCAGCTAATGCGAGTCCTTCAATGATCCCGCATAACTTTGAGTATTCTTCCATGCTCTTACACGAACCCCCGCTAATGTGATCTGCGGTATCGTTCATAATAAGGCGTAATTTTTTATTTAAAATTTCTAATGCGTTACTACTAAATACTTCACTCATCGCGCTCTCTGTTGTCAATCATATCTTCGCGCTTAGTATCTCTCTTATCGATCATTTCTTCAATATCTCTATCTCTTTTATCTACCATCAGCTCTTTAGCAATCTCAACTCCAAGTTTTGCGCCTTCAAGCTTATCTTTAGCAGCTATCTTTTTAGACTCAAGCTCTTCCTGAGTATTGGTTTCAGCAATCTTAACGCCAAGCTTAGCCCCTTCTATCTTTTCTTCAACCGCAAGTTTGTCTCTTTCAAGATCATCTTTAGCAGCAGCCTTCACTAAGTCAGCCTCAATTCTAGCCATGTCTGACTGAGCCTTGGTTTGAACTTTGGCTGCATCGATTTCAAGTTCTGCTTTTTGAAGCTGCAATACTGGGTCTTCAGCCTGAGCTGCCATTTGTTCAGCAGCAACCATTTGCTGAGCCTTTCCTGTTAACTGCTCAGCAGCAGGAGCAACTAGCTGAGAAAGCCTGTATTCAATATCTTCAGGAAGATCAGAATCTACTGGAGGTAATGGCACACCTAACTCTTTCTCAATGTCTCTTCGATACTGGAAGGCAACGTGTTCAGCTATATGAGCTGACAATGCTGCCTGTTTCATCTGTGCGTCAGGCGCAATGTTAAGCATCTCCGCTATCTTAGGATCATTCATTGCAGACATGTGCGCTGTAATATGAGCCGTGTGATCTTGGTATATGAATGCTCTTACTGGCTCTCCAATAATCAAATTCATATTTTCTGATATAGGATCAGTTGGCTTCATGTCATCGTCATTAGGAATAATCTTGTCTGCATCACGAATACCTAACACCTCAAGCATCTGCCTGTGTAGCAGAGGAAGGTTGTACATCTGTGGTGCTTGCTGCGCTAACTGAAGTGCAGCTTGATACTGCATAATTCTTTGTGCCATCGTCCCAGCATTCGGATCGCTTACCGGAATAATGTCTATGCGCGAATCAAAGTCTTCAGAGGTAATAGCATTCTGCTCAGTATCGTAGGGATACTCAGTTGGCCCGTAATCGGCAACGATAGTGCAAAGAATGCCTAGCTCTTGCTTCATAGAAGCATGAACACGCGCCTGAACCGCGCTAATTACCTTCATCTCACGCTCTAATAGAGCAAGCGTTGTGCCTACAGGTGCTTCGCCGTTAATATCAGCAGCTTTTACGTCACCAGCAGAAGCAAACCTACGCCCATCTTCTACAATCTCCTGCAACATCTGATGCAGCACTGCTGAAGGCTCTTTGTAA